ATATTGAAATGTATCCCACAGATCATCAACATACATGGCTACTTCTTTAAAGAATGGCTTATCTTGATATTCGCTCCACACACCGCCATATAACTGTTTAAATGTTAATTCTTTAGCTTCTTGTTGTGATGCGCCGAGCAATTCACCTAAATAATCATATGTGTTTCTATCTTTAGGAAATTCAAATTTAACCATTTCACCTATCAAACGTGGATGATAACCCTGAAAATCGATTTCAACGAATTTATCATTTATTGGTCTATAACATTCGCGTTCACCATTATCTTTATTTAATGCAGCAAAGTTGATACTGTTACAGGTGTTAGAAGGGCGCGTAGTTGTATTGTATAAATTATATTGAGTGTATAATCTGCTCTTAGATAAATTAAATTCGGGATATTGTATTTTATTTTGATAGTGGTTTATATAACATTCTTTATCTACTTTAATACCCTGTTTTTCAATTTGATAGAATACTTCAGTTGTTCTGAAGTTCTGGAATTGAAATGCTGTGTTAGTTAGGGTGTATTTTTGTATTGTGGATAATGTAGCAGCAAATATTTTTTCACATTCCTCATAATGTTTGCTAATTGGAATTAGACAATTAATATTAGATAGATTAATGTAGTGTCTATAATAATAATTAATACAATTATTACCTAGTGCTTCTGTTAAATTGACAAATTCAATTAAATGAGCATCAAATAATTTATTGGGATAAGGAAACCAATGCATTGCTTCCTTTTTATCTAACACCCATAGTCTATCAGTGTTGTTTACTAGCCAATCAAATAATTCATCTTTATCCAGACTAAATGATTCAGTGTGATCTAAACACAGCATGTATCCTTTCTTATCATCAAGAGGTCTGATGTAGATAAGACTTAGTTCGGTAAGTGTCGGATGAAAATTGTTATTTTTAGGAATAAACCTAATAAAGCAATCTCCAAATTTAGATAGAAGTTGAGATGGTTTCTCTATAACGTAAAACATATTTCATAACCTTTGAATTAAATATAAGATAAAAATTTGGAAAATCAAAGGCTTCCAGCTCCTGAATTTGAAGATATCCAGGTTTTAATTCCCGGCATTTCTTTTTCAGCCCTATCTAATTCATCTGAGTCTATATAGCCGTCTCCTTGAGTTGTAATTATTGCTATAACTTGCCAAATACCTTTATTTTGAAGTTCTAAATATGTTTCTTTACCTATTTCTCTAATTAAAATAGGATTAGAATTAAGTTTTTTAGCATAATAAGTATAAAAATATTGTCCTTGAGCGTCTTTTAAAGACATATCTTTATTATGAATTGTTTTAGGGATAATTATAGTGGAAGGATCTATTTTTGTTAAAGAAGCATATTTTTCGTCTACTTTATTAAAATAAAAAGAGTTATCTGTAATTTTTTTAAGTTCAGGAGCATTTTGATTAAAAGATTTTCCTGCAAAATATCTATCTCCTATCTGATAGTAATATCCCTGATATTCTTTTTTATCAGAGGTATTTATAAATTCTTTTCCTATTGTATATTTTCCTGTATCTATTATATTTGATGGTATTCTCATTATATATCAACTATATTTAATAAAGTATAAGTAAAAAACTTATAATTTGCTTTTTCTAATTGATTGATCATAGCTTGTTTCATCCATAAATAATCATCATAAGATCTTAATACTTGACAACCTGCAGACCAATCATCAATTCTTTTGTTAGGATCATTAGCACCATAAGTACCTGAGGGGTGAATATTGGTTCCATATATACCGGTCATTATGTTTGTACTATTATATTGAGAGTTTAGGGAAGGATCTCTAAAATATTTCATTGATTTAGCCTGGCATAGTGTATCTACTTTACCTTGGTGTTTTCCTCTTCTATAAGCATCAATGTATTGTCCTTCTACCATCATAATTGTTCTATCCCCACCACCAAACTTTTTAGCCTCATAATGAAGACCAGGAGAAGTGGTTTGCCACCCAATACGATCAAAGCGTTTTCCATTTTCATCATAATAAAACATTACTATATAATCGGTAAAGTAGTTTGATACAAAAAGAGGACGCCCAGTAGTAGAATCGATAGCATTAACTGCTTTATTTTTTTCTCTTATACCAACTATATTTACTTTATTTCTACCAAAGTTTGTATTTGCATAGAAAGTATATCCTTTTCTTTGCATAGCTGCTATTACTCTATCTACAGTAACATTTGGAGGAATATCTTTTGATGCAGGACCAGGAAGCTGAGCAGGGTCTATTTTAGTTAATTGGTCGTTTAGTTTTTGGTAGTTTTCTTCTGAGGGGTTCTCTGCGGCAGCAGCTGCTGATGCTGCTATTTTTTGTATAGTAGCAAAATTAGCTGTTGAAAGACCTCCTTTTGGTTTGTCTAATATAATAGTTTGAGCAGTAAGATTAGTAACCCAATCATTGTTTTTTAAGGAATGACCCAATTCAGTTACAGCATATGCTAATTTTGATCCTACTTTTCCTCCTTTATATCCTCTAGGAAGTAAATCATCAGGCAATCTAAATAAGTTTCCTATTACTATTCCTCCTATACCGTCCATTTCTATAGATAATTTAGTAGGGATAATAGCTCTGTTTTTACTATCTACATTAACTAGACTTTTATAAAAATTAATAATGTCTTTTAATGCATTTGAATATTCTGATGCTTTTGAAGCGTCATAATCGCCCTTAAATTCCCACCAACTAGGGTCTATTTTATTAATGTATGAAAGTAATGTTTGAATATTTTTTACTAAAGCCTCAACTTTAATCTTTATTTCTTCTTGTGGGTCTGATTTTTCAATAGTAGTTGGGGCTTCTTTCTTAGGTATAATTCTATCTATTAGGTTTTGATTAAAGTCAACTAATGTGTTCACATCAGCCCCAAGAGCTCCTCCTTGAGCTTGAGCTCCAATAGCAATTATAGTAGATTGATCTTGAAATATTTGTGATTCTAATCTGTAGCTTCTTACTACAGATTTAGTATTATGGGTTTCTAATATAAATGCGTTTTTATACACTTCATCTCTATCAGTAGCATCAACATAATTTACATCTATAATTCTAGCAACATTATTATCAGTAGGATCTATATGTAATTCAAAATTAGCTACATTTCCTATTGCTGTAGATATACCTGACATCATTTGTTTGATTAAATCAAATAAAGCAATATCATTTTTTTCTTTTTTGTCTTGTGCTGCTAAATTTTCATTTATAACTAATTTATAGATATATTCTAAGTTAACATAAATATTTCCTATTACTCCAAATTGCAATGTATTAAAGTCCCCATTATAAAAGTAATTTTTGCTTGTATTTTTTACTATTTTTTTTAACGTATCAAAATCAGCTCCAGAATCAGGGATATTGAAATTAGCTGTTGGATCTTCCCAGGCATGATTTGATATTAGGCAAACTGCTGGGTTAGTTGTAAGTTGGTATTTGTTTCCTAGACATAGTAGAGGTTCCCCTTTAGCAGTAATTTCAGAATCACGTACTGAGAGTTTTACCATAGGGGTTTGATTTTGTTGATCACTTAATAGAACATATCTATTCATTATATCAACAAATGATTCTAAAGTAGTATATATTTGTTTTCCACTCTTAATAATAGATGATTTACTTTCTTCAGCTCCACTAATATCAACAGGAAATTTAAAAAATATATATTCTTTATTTTTATTATTTGCATCTACAACTTTATACTCTGCAAAGTCATTACATTTTGTATTGGCTATTTCATATAGCTCATGACATAATCCTGCTACTACGTTTTGTGAATATGATTCAGCTACTTCTTTAGGTAGTGTAAACCCTAAAGATTTAGCTAATATACCATCTTTTTCTAAATTAGGAACATTAAAAGCAGAGTAATTTACTTTTAGGGATTCTAATATTTCTCCCATTGAAATTATGCTAGTAGTACAATCATATCCTCCATCTGGGCGAGCTGACCAACTATAATTTTTTATGAAGCCATACATGGCATCATAATTACCTGTTTCTGCTGATTTATTATAGGTTTCTTTCCAAATATCTTCTTTTTTGTAATTTTTTGTAAATATTTTATCGTAATATTGAATATTGCCTTGTAAATTTCCCTTATTATCTAGAAAAGGAGCCCATCCCCATTCTACTAATACTGTGTATCCAGGGCGCATATAAAGTAATTCTAGTTCTTCTAGTTGTTTTATATCCCAACAATTAAAACTAACATTTATTTCTCTTAAGGAACCATAAGCTGATTTGGATTTTACCTCTATTCCAGTAATACCAGGCATAGGTCTTAAACCTAATCTATTTGTTTCACCTGCTTGATTTTGTAAAGTATATTTTCCTTCTTTTCCACCAATAGGATAACGAGGAACTCCATTACTAGTTAATGTACCTCCTTGTAATATATAACTTTTAGCTAAAGCTCCACTATCTTCTCCCACATCAACAGCAGAAGTCATTCTAATCCAAGCATTACGGGCATTAAAATACTGAACTGTTTGAGGAGTATGGCGTTTACTTCCAATAGCCTCTTGTCTGACTTCTAGTTGCTTGCGAACGTTAGGATTAAATGAACTTTTAAATATTGACATAACATTATCTAGCTTGGTTAAATCGATTATATAAATCTAAAATACCGTTAATATCTGTAGGAACTCTTAATTGAGTACCAGGAACTGGATATAAAGCACCTCTGGTTATGTTGTTATTAGCCATTGCTATTATCCACCATAAAGTGGCATCTCCATAATAGGAATAAGCAATACTATCTAATCTATCTCCTACAGTAGTGATAACATAATAATCATTCTCTGACAAAGGAATATTAGGGTAAAATTTTCCTTTATAGTAAGGTCTATTAGTATTATTTGTTTTTAAAACAGTAGCATCACCATAACGTTCCATATTAACCTCCTTTTAAAGTATTTTTTAAATAATTTTGTTCTAGTTTTTCCTGAAATGCATTTTTAAATTTAGTGGGAGGCTGCTGACCTTGTAGTTCCCCAGCTCTACCTGGGAATCTATATTGGGCCTTATCAATATCAGTTGGAGGTATAGTTGTTGGTTGTTTTATTTTAGGTTGTGGTGTTGGTGGTGGTGTTGGTGCAGGGGGAGTAGGTTTCGGTTGTGGAGGTACAGGGATTGGAGGATCTACTAAAAATCCACAATCTTGATATTGTGGTAAATAATTATGAATAACTGTGAAATTAAAATCAACAGCTAGGTATTGAGCAAATCCAGCATCTATATCCCAAGGAGAACCATCAACAGGAGTAAAATTTAAGTTAGTTATAATTCCTGGTTGGTCTATTATGTATCCTCCCACTCTTAGTCTTATTATTATACCTCCTAGTAGGCTATTATTGTATTTTCCTGCTAGTGTAGAGGCTAATTCACTTACTTCACAATGTTTTTTTCGAAGTTCTCCAGCATTAAAACAAGGAACATTAAATGCTAATTTTACAGAACGTTTAAATTCATTAAATATATAGAATTTTTCTGCTCGACCTACATACTTTACATCTCCCCAAGAGCTATCATATGATTCATTATAAGTAGTAATATAACCTAAATAATTTAATACTTTTAAAGGATTTCCAGTAAATGGATCTAATGGTGTTATTCTTATTACCATCGTATCATCATCTACATTTAGATCATTTGTTCTTTTAAATTGATTAGCTAAGGAAGCAGAAACATATTTAAAATCAGTAGCATTTCTATTAACATTAACTTGTACTACTGTTCTAGAAGTATCGTTAGATGAATTATAATTTGTATATGTTGTACTAGTTTCATTAACTTTTTTTCTTAAGTCTTCATATTTCTTTAGAGCCGGAGTTGAATAAGGAATAACATTTTGGTTAATATTAATTTCAGTAGGAATATCACTTCCTGAAATCTGGGTTAATCCTAAATCATTACTTGCTGTTAAATACCCATTAACTTCTCCTCCATTATAGGTAACAGGATTATTAATTAATGAAGTTGGTATTGGTAATTCAAATCTATTAGAAGGATTTAATAATGATGAAGTATTATTAGATACCCCTAAATCATTATTTACTATTACTATATTATCCTTTTTCTTTTCTTGATATTCTTTATAAGTATTATTTATAAATGAACCATTAATTTTTAAATCAGTATCTTTAATTAAATCAAAGCTAGAACTAGCTAAAGCAGAATTAGTTCTATTACTGATTTCAAAATCAAAGCTACTACTTATTTTAACTTCAGAAATATGTGTAGCATTAAAATTTTTATTTTTAGCATAATCTATTTTAAGACTATCATTGGTACGTTCTGGTACCCTTTGGATTAGTGTTCTACCTATACCGTATACTGAATTGGGGCCTCCTATATAGTCAGCAATTCTACTATTTTGTATGTCATTAAAAACCGAATTTGCAAACGGTATTCCTCCTGCAAAAGTAGCGGCAATAGCACTTAGTGTTTTTTGTTCTTTTTTTCTTAATTTAATATTACCTTTATTAAGATCATAATTAGTACCTAAACCAAATCTATTTCTTAATCCAGTTAATCTATTATTTTCTTCGTTATTATTATTTTGGACAACAGCTAAATATTTAGTTTGTTCATTTTGAACAGGTAATAAACCATGTCTATTAAAGTGTTGACCAAAAGCACCGGCCGGAACTTGTGCTAATGTATTAATACCTAAATTATATATGCGGGTAGGACCTACAGCATTAACTATTTTATTTGCTGTATTAATAATAAAATTACCTACATTTCTTAACAATCCACCTCCTTTAACAGGTGAATCTGTTTTTAATTTTTTAGTTTCTAAAACAGGATTGGACATTTGTAGTCCAATTTGTTTAACTATAAATAAAGGCCCTTTAGGAAAATCAGTAAGAAATTTCCCGATACGGAGTGTATCAACAACAGCAGCATTAGCAGCGCCTACAACTCCACCTCTTACTAAACCATCATCGAATTTAGTCATTCGAAAACGGTTAAAGCCACTATCAACTTTGTTGATATCAACTTTTTGGTATGGTTGACCGCTGTCACCTCCGCCTGGTCGATCACTTCCGTACTTAAGTGATTTTAAGTCGGTTTTTAAATCAAGTAGGGGCATTTATGTTATTTAGTAACGTCCTTCTGTTGGTCCTAAATCTTTATATCTACGTCCTGGTTTAGATTTGTATACTTGTGATACAACTCCAACTGGTTTAAGATTAGGGGCGATTGGATCTAATTCATCCATTGTTGATGGTTGTGGTTTGTTGGGTAGATTACCCTTAATTAAACGCCAATCCACATTAGGATTTCCATCAGTTGAATATAATTCATGTAATGAATCAGGGGGAACCGGGTTTACTCCGAATTGTTGTGGTTTACTACCACCCAACCCTAAAATACTGTCTTTTAATTTGTCTAATAATCCCATGGTTTATTGTTTGGTATAAATATTTAATTGTTATGCTAGTTTATATGAACTTTGTGCTAGGTTAGATCCTACCTGTTTACTATCCATACTAATTATTACAGGACGATTTACTAAATTATCAACAGCTGCCTTAACTTCATTAACAGCATCAATAAGAGGTTGATTAGCATTGCCTTCTTCACCTTTTCCACCACCTCCACCAACACCAAGACTAGCTAATGCTGGTGCTACAGCACCCAGTGCTGTTAAAGCCATAATTACAGGTGTTGCTAGTATTCCTGCAAATCCCATAGATGCTAATCCGCCTGCTATTCCAAATAGAGCAGGACCTAATAGTAGTAATGAAGGACCAACTTCTCCTAATTTAACAATCATATCACCTATAGCTCCAACAATAGTAGAAATACCAGTAGCTATTGAAGTAATAACAGTACCTATTGCTTCTCCTATTGCTGTGATGGCAGGAGCAGTTAAATTAAGAGCAAATCCTAATCCTACCATAACCCCTGTAAAAGCTAATAATCCAAGAAGAAGTTGAGGAGATTTTAAAGCAGTGCCTATTGCTGCTAATCCATTTCCTATTCCTGTTAAAGCTTTTTCAATTAATTCACCATTTACAAATTGTAATGCTAATAAAGCAGGTACAGCTGGAGTAAGTAATGTTAATGCTACGGCAGCGGCACCTACTTTAGCAATATCTTTAAAATTAACATCACTAAATGATTTAATACCAGCTGATATTCCTTCAAGTGTATTTTTAATTCCATCTCCTGCTTTTGGTCCACCAGCACCTGCTTTTCCTCCAGATTCAGCTGCTTTTTCAGCTGTTTCTTTTGTTTTATCTGCTCCGCCCATTAATGATTCTCTTCCTTCTTTACTAAATAGGTTTTTAAAATTAGTTCCTATTCCTGTGAGACTTTTACCTATACCGGCAAAACTACTTGCCATTTTAGGTAGGTAACTTAATGCTACTAATCCAACTAAAGGATAAAATATATACCACTGAGAGAGAATATTAGCCATAAATTCAGAAGCTGTGGCTAATAGATCAATAAGTGGAGAGAATATTTGAACTACACTAGATAAAGCAGTTTTTAATTTCTCAATAGAGTTAGCAAATTTTTCTTGTGCATTTTGGGCTTTTAATTGCTCATATGCTTGCTCACCATATTTTGCTCTAACACCTTCAGCACCTATTTTTAATGCTTCTTGTTGATAAATCATAGCTGCTAACGATTCACGATTCATTCCTAAAGCCTTAGCTGTGGCCTCTTGAGCTAATCTATTGCCTGAGGCAAAAGCACCAATTACTTCTTCATTTTTACCTATTTCCTCAGATAAAGATTTCATATCATTAGCTAAAGCAGCAGCTCTAGCTCTTTCTAAATTCATACTTTTACCTGTGAGTAATTCTGCTTTTAGTTCGTCTCCAATTGATGTTTCAAAATTTAATAATGAATCCGCTGTGGATTCCATTTGCTGTAGAGTAGTACCTAGTTGTTTAGCAGCAACTACAGCTTCAGCTATTTTTACAGGATTACTACCTAAACTAACAGCAGTTGCTTTACTAACATTGGCTACTTCTCTCATCACATCCTTCAATAGAATAGCAGTTTTACCCTGCTTATTCATTGCAGTTACCGTTTTACCTACATCATCTAGAACAGCTTCTGTATTCTTTGACTGCATTCTAGATAGTGTAGTTAGTTGGGCTGCTTCTTTACCTGACATACCTAGTCTTCCTGTTAGGTTAGTCATTGTAACTAGGGATTCATTTCCGTAGTCAACAATAAAGCCCATTTCTTTAGATAGGTCAGTAAAGGATTTTTTTAGTTTTTCACCATTAATATAGGCATCAAACACATTATTACCTACAAAACCAAGTTCATTATTTAAGAGATAAGCATTTTCATAAGATATACCTAATTCTTTTCTAAAATTAGCTATGTTTTCACTACCCTTAAAAAGCATATCCATTATACTTCCTAAGGCAAACCATCCCTTTAATGTATCTTTAATATCTTTATATTTCTTATCTATTAAATCAGCTAAGTTATTTTGTTTTTTCTTTTCCTCTGTTATTTTTTTCTCTTCTTGAGCTTGTTGTCCAAGTAATTTAGCAGTATCTAATTGTTTTTCTATTTGATATTGTGCATTTTTATTTTCAATTAATTGTTTTTGTATTTTTTGTTGAGCAGCATGGTTCCTATCTCGTATTGCTTTTAATAATTGGGCTTCTAGGTCAATTTGGTCAAAAGCTAATCTATTAGATTGTTTCTGGTATTGTTCTGTTTTACTAGCTAATTCTTTAGTTATATCTTTACCCTCTCTAAGGGCATCAGCCATATTACCTAAATCTGTTAATGCATCTGCTAAACTATTTCTAATACCTTTGCTTAATGTACTGGCCATACTCTCCAGGTCATCGCGCATACTTTCTAGGCTATCTTCTAAATCTTTTAAAGTTGGAGGCATAATATATTGTTACGTCGTATAAATATTAAAGCGCCCTATTTCTTGGGCGCTTTAACAGTATATGTCGGTTTAGGAGCTATGTTAGGTCGGGACACTGTTTTTTTATTATTAACTAATTGGGTTTGTTTTTCTTGTTGTTCCTGTTCTTTTTCGTAGAATTCTTTAATTTTTTCAAATGTAAAACGACGAAGCCAAATAGGCATATTATATATAGTTTCCCAATCGTATCCCCCCTTACCATGAAATGTAATTTCATGTATTTGGGAAAATACGTATAACCTATACTCTGGAGTCAGGCCAAAAAAAGTTAATTGATATAGGAATATTTATACCCTCCCCTGTATAATTTTCATCTTCTGGTTTGAAGGTTAAGTTGATATCTGGGGATACTTTGGCGTAATATTCGCGTAGAGCTCTTGCATCTTTTGCAATGAGATAATTATCTACAAAATCACGAATATCTTTTTGGTCACGTTTACCTTCAACAGAAGTTATAATGTGTTTTAGACGTGTAGTTACGTCATATGAACCGCTTGGATTAACCTTTTTCATACCTTTAATCTCAGCTTCAATCTTTTGTTCATCACCGTGTGTTAACAACTTAAAAGCAACACTATTTTTTGAATGAGGAAGAATAAAAGAAAACTCATTTGCACCACGTTTATATAAAGTAGAATCTATTTGTTTATCCTCTAATGTAGATAAATCAATTGATGTTTCTACTTCATCTCCTTCTGTATTAAGGTATTTAAAAGCATAATCTTTACCATAACCTAAAACGCGAGCTGCAACTAATATTGCATTTTTATCACCTACTAATAATTCATTATAATCAATAGGTGTTACAATAAGTGCCTGGAGTAATTTATCGATTACTGTGCCATTTTTAATGTAATTAGCATTAGTAAGAATATCTTCTTCCTTTGCTGTCATATACTTCATTTCAATTTCACCCTTAGCTAAAGGGGATGTCTCGGGATACAGTAAGCCTTTTGAAGGTAATGAAACTGTTTCTGTTGGGATCTTTAATTCTGCCATAAACTATTTTATTATTATATATATAAATATACGCAGAAAAAAAGTGTTTGCAAAAGAAGCAAACACTTAGTTTTATAAATACGAATGACTTTCCTTTCATCGTTTGCAATAAATATCACAAACAAAAAAAGACGTTTGCATAAGCAAACGTCTCTTAAAATAAATAATACTAAATTAGAAGTTCAATACGCAATAATCCATAGCAATTGTTACTGCTAAAGTAACTGCAGCGTCGCCTGTTGACCAATCGTATTCACCAAAAGTAGCTGTTTTACAATAAGCACCTTTGATAATCCACTCACCTACTACATCACCTACAGGACCTAGAATATCTAGTGTTAAATCTTTCTTATAAAAATCAGAATAACCATCACGACCAGTTACTGATTCGTGTGCTAAACGAGCCCATTCCATTACGGCTTGTGCACCAGATGGAGTTACGGGATCGTATAATTCTAAATTCATATCATTCCATTCAACTTTACCTTTTACTTTACGGTAAACGTTGATATGATCGAGCTTAATCATATTAGCTTCAAATCCAGGAGCTGAAGCCTTTTTAATCAAATATGCTGGGATGCCATCAATGTACATTATGAACCTGTTGGGAACTTTAGGTTCAAAAGCTGTGAACATTATTTCATTAGCGTCTAATACTGCCATTTTATTTTAATTTTTTATTGCTATCAATAAATATTAGCAACTACATCCCCTATGCAGGGAATGTAGCGCCAGTTGGTTGTACGTTAAAGTTCAAGATAATGTATTCAGCAGTCTTAGTTGGTTGAATATAGATCTGACCTACTAATTGGTTACGATCGATTACATCAGGAGTATTATTGGAATCATCCATTACTACTTTGTAAGCATATAAACCTTGACGTTGTACTACTGATTCAAGGTATGGATTAACTTGAGATAAGAAGCGATTGCGAGTTACGTTAGTGTTTTGTTCAAATACTAAGTTATTAGCAACCTGGCCAATATATCCTTTAAGAGCAATTAACAAACGACGAACGTTTACACGATCAAGAGCTGTTTGTTTACGCTGCAATGTTTTCTGACCAAATACTACAACACCTTCTCCAGGGAATGTAGCTAATGGATTAACATTTGCTTCATATAACGTATCACGATCGTTTTGAGTTAATTTACGTTCAGCTTTTAATACTGAAGGTACACCACCACGATTTAATCCTGCAGGAGCAAACCATTCAGCACCAACTTGATCGTTAAATGCAAATACACCACCCATTACTGTAGAGGCAGGAGCCCAAACGGCTTTACCTAAACCTGAGCTGTATAATTGGATCCAAGGCCAATATGTTGCTGCATAATTACTTGACTGTCCAGCTGCGGCACTTGCTGCGCTTGATACTACGCTGCCATATAATTTACAATCTATTACTGCAATAGCATCACCTCTACCTTCACAAGTAGAAATCATATCACTAACAGCTGCGCTGTCTAATGAAATACCAGGAGCTAATAATACATTAAATTGATATTCGTCTTTATTGTTTAATAAAGCAAATGCTGTTTCGTAGTGATCTGGGTGGAAACCTTGAATGTTAGTAGCTGTGATATTTTCATTCATTAATTTAGTTGCTCCTGTATCAGCTAAACCACCAGCAAATGAACCACCGTATGATCCGCTTCCTAGCAATGGTAAGCTGCTACTATATTGAGATGCTTTATAAAGCCCATTATTGTCAATTGAATCAATCTGTGGGGTGGTAATTGATTTAATACGAACATATTGGGAAGCATTAGCATATGAACCTGTAGTATCAATATATGGGATACCATCACTATCTAGGCGATAAATTGGTTTTAAATCACCAATTACACGAGAAATAAAATTAGGTAAAGCAGGATCTAATGATAAATTAGTCCATGTTTCTAAATAGTTAGGTTGAGTTGTATTGTCATTTCCAGAGCGAATTGCTAAGGTAAATACACCACTTCCTGTGTTTACTTGTGTAATTTCCCAACGAACGTTAGTTGCACTACCACTTGCTAAAGCGCCATTAGTCATACTAGAGGTGTTATTCATTATATCACCCCAAGATAATGTTTCAAGAGTAAATGCTGTTGCTTGAGTAGATATATTAGTACCACCACCCAAAGTAAACAAATTCGAGAAACTTGAAGCAGATCCAGTTTGGAAAGTAAATCCATTTACTGCAGTACCTGCTAATGAACCCGATAATATAATTGTGGTTGCTGTGTTTGTAGCTTGAATTAAATTATATCCTGAAAGAGCAGCAGCTCCTGATAAAGCACTGTTAATAGATCCAGTTAAGTTATCTAAAGTAGCTTGTAGAGAAGACCCAGAAGCAAAGTAATAAAGATTACCATCAATATCATTTGATGGTATAGGAGCAGCAGAAGAGATAAATCTAAATAGTGGATAACCACTACCTGAAATTCTAAATTCACTATTAGCAGTAGTTGATGCTAATAATACGGTACCACTTCCAGTTGCAAATTTATCACCAACAGTATTTTGACTAACTACATCAGCGCTAGCATAAGTACTAACTGTAGTTGCTCCAGAACCACTTACGATTTTGGTAACTAATAATGTTTGGCCACCATTCTGGAAGAAATCCTTAGCAGCTAATGATGTAAAGTATTCGTAGTAGTAACTACCACTCTTGAATGTTTCTCCAAATTTAGATAAGTATTCGCTATAAGAAGTTACATAGGTAGGAACAAACGGTTGACCCAACACAGTTGGACCAACAATAGCCGTTGCTGTACCCTGTATACCCCTTTGAACCAAAGATTGGTCATTTTCATTTTGGAATACACCAGGAGATAAGATTTTTTCGCCCATTTTATATTATTGTTTTTGAAAAATTTAATAGGATTGACCTAATAATAAATATCCAAAAACCATTATAAAACGCAGACTATTATTGAGCAGGTGTGATTTCTCCAGTTTCTGGGTTAATATTACCCGTTCCGTACTTAGACTGGAGAGATTTAACTAGTTCTGATTCTTTTTGTTCAATTGTGTCTAGATCTTTAAGTAATGTTGTTTTGTTACTTTCAATCTTTTCAATTTGACCTAATAAAGATAACCTTTGAGTTTCAGCAATACCAATTTCAAACAATGTTTGATTATATTTAGATTGTAAATCTTTAATTGATTGTAATTCTTCTTGTGTTAATCTTGCCATAATATTTTTATTTTTCCCATTTAGCTAATGGGCAAGCTTCAGGACCAGGTTTTGGACTAAATACTTTTTTATTTAGGGGGCAACCACATTCACCACATATAAACGTAGCTAATGCAGTTACATAAGTTTTTTTCTCACATGAGTCACAAACAGCAGCACGATATTCGGCTACTGCTTGTTCTTCAGGGGATGGATTAGCAGCGATAACCCATGATTTAAAAATTTCTGAAATTTTATTCATCAACTTTAATTAATTTGAAAAACGTAGCATAGATACCTTCTGTTTCTACATTTTCAAATTCTTCTAATTTAAAAGAATGATATTCTAAATCACGTTCTTCTTGAAGCAATGAATTAAAATCTTCCTGGAATTTAATGAAATTGGGGTTGATTTCACGTGAAATGGTTTCTTTAGTTTCATCATCAATTACTTCATTGATGTATACGGGAATACTAACGCTTCCATTATCTTCAACACCATATTTTTTTACTAATTCTTCTCTGAGTTTATCTATTGATTCTTTTTCAGCAGCAATCTTTTTAGCTAAATCAGTTAACCAATATTTGGTAGTTAATTTAACTCTTTCTGTCAATAAACCTTTAGATACAACTTCTCCAGTTTGTTGATTTGTAAAACCGTTTAATTCTGAATTGAGTTGATAGAATTCTTGTAATTTTAAAGTAATCTTATCCATATTATTTTTTAGATTTTTTCTTAATCACTTTCTTTTCAGCTACAGGAGCGTCTAATTTTTTCTTTGCTGTTTTTTTCTTAGTTTCTTTTTTAGCTTCAGCTAATTTAGCAAGTTCTTCATCTGATACAACAGGTTCAACTGGTGTTACTACTGGTGTTTCATCTAGAACAACTGTTGGGCGATCAGCGCCGTTGTCAGATACAACATCTTGTGGTGAGAATGAAGATTTCTTTTTGCTGTTTAAAATAACTGCAGCTACAATACCAGCTACAATAAGTACAATGATAAGTAATGTCATAAAATTTATTTTTTATTTGATGTATATAAATATAATTTGCAGGACATGTTGAGCTATTAGCTCCTCTAATATATATCTGTCCATTAGTACTATCATCCTCTGCTTTAAGATATATTGTGCCTGATCCATTGTCAACAATTATTTGTTGAGCACACGTAGTAGAACTTAAAGGGCCTGATGCAAGAGTCCAACTAATTTGGTCTTCACTATAGTATAAATTGTAAGGTTGATTAGGATTAGCTCCTGCTCTAGAATAGATGGTAACTTTATAAACTTCTCTTACTGATACAAAATATGCCATGAAAATATATTTTAAGGGGAAAAACAATTATCTTGATATAATACAAAATATATATTACTACCTGTAGATGAATTATATACATAATTATACTTTATAGTAGTATTATAATCTAATTGAGTTGAGCCACTAGCTATTACTATAGCATCATTTGCTTTTCCAACGGCATTATTACATATTAAAGTATCATATTTTCCATCATTTTTCCAAGGTTTACCATAATATATTACCCACCACCCAGCATAAGGGTATATAGCACTTCCAGATATTCTAATACTTGCAGTAATATTACTAGTTCCAGCATTGAAGACTACCATTGAAGAGGGATAACAATAATCTGCACAGTGATAATATAAACTAGAAGTAGTGTTTAATGAGATAGCTGTAGAGCTAGTATAACTATACCATTGAGACATTGAAACTCCAGAATATACATTTAGTAGAGATGATGATGTAAAGGGTTTTTGGAAGGAATTTAAATTAATTGGAGTATAATTATTATAGGAATTTGATCCCGATTGCCATGCCCCCGCTGCCCATTCTGTAAAGGCATAATTGGGAGCTGCACTTTGGGACATTTCTACCCTCACATCATTAAATGATATTTGCCCACTACCTGTTAACGGCATAAATTATATATTTAACCTACTTTATATAATCTCCCTGTTGGGTCAGCAGCTTGCAATTCAGCTGCTTTATCGATTGCTTCCTGCTCTATATCATATATATATTCAGGATCATTAGGAGATAACCTAGATACCCATATCTGATCATTTCCAGGAATGAATTGCATTACTACTTTATACATAATATTATATTGAACCGGTTGGTAACCAAGGAGCTTGCTGTACTAATACAGGTGGGTTAATTTGGTTTTGGATTTGTTGAGCAACACTAGCAGTATATTGATTCATTTTTTCTTCACCCATAGAAGCAGTCATCCAATTGTATACTGTGTTATAAGTTAGTTCATTGAATGGGATAAATGTAGATCCTGATTCATAGGTTACAGCTTGTGTTCCTATGCAAGATCCTTGATATGATCCTGTTGAGCCGTAAAGTTGCCAGTGTACCATAAATACTACATCATTTTCTCCTGATGATGTTGGGTAGGATTCTAGTGGGTTGAAATTCCAGTTGTAATTAATAGCCATTTTGTTTGTTATTTATTGTTTACTAAATAGTTAATTTGATTTTGTAAATCGGTTATTTGTTTTTGTTGTTCTTTTATTGATTCAATTAATAGTGGTACTAATTTTTCATATTGCACTGTTAGATAGTTTTCACCACTTATTGAATTATTATTTCCATCATTATCGAATGGAGCTAATTTAACAGCTTCAGGTAACACCTCCTGAACATTCTGTGCAAACACACCAACTAATGATTCTTCTGTATTATAATTAGCTAACTCTTTTGCTTTGTCGTTCCAATTATAAGTAAATCCACTTAATTTTCCAATTTTATCTAGTGGGTTTTCTATAAATTGAATATTAGTTTTTAAGCGTCTATCTGAAGAGTATGCTACTATGTCATTTGAAGCATCTATTCTACCGGCAGTTGCATTTGGAGCTACATTTACACCTAAAGCACCTGTATTAACTCTTGCAGATCCTGATACATCTAGTTTATAAGATGGAGATGTAGTACCTATACCTACATTACCATTAGGATACTTTATAGTTAATCTCGCTGTTGTTCCAGCTTCTATAATTTGAAAATCATCACCTGTGCTTTGTAAATCGTAATAGTAGTTAGAATTACTACCAATTCTTATAAATCTAGTAGCTCCTGTTGTTAAGTTTATATTACCAGCAACTTCAAGTTTTTGACCTGGTGATGTAACTCCTATACCAACACTACCAGTCATAGCCATGGTAACATTACCAGTAGTTGTAACAACAAATCTATCAAAAGCAGTACCGGAATTTGTTGCTCTTAGTTTCCATGTAAGACTATCATCGCCATACATCCCTGCTTGCCATATTGAGGCATCAAATCCAGCTCCCCAATATCCATAATCTACATATGAGTTATAGGATGAATTACCTGCTGTTAATTCTAAAGCGATACTGCTGTTACTTCCTGATGAGGCTTGTACTCTTGAATTACCTACTACATCTAATTTATATGTAGTTGATGTAGTACCTATACCAATTTTATCGCTAACATATAACCCACCGTTTGCACTTCCTAATGAATATCCAATACCAACAGCTTTATTAAAAGTAAAATTACCCCAACCATCAGTTCTAAATTGACCAACCTGTGTATTATCAGATCTGCTACTAGATATGATAGTATATTCTGTATCTGCTTTCTTTATAATATAGCCTTCTGCATTTGTTGGAAGACCTATATTTCCGTTTACATCTAGTTTTTGTCCTGGTGATGTAGTGCCTATACCAACATTACCATTATTACCTATGTATAGTCTATCTGAGGTTGAACCTGTTCCTGTTTTAAAAACAATATAGTTACCCTCAACAATAAGAGGCTTATATTCAGCTCCCCAATCTACAGCAGTTAAGTAACTTGTTCCACCACTAACTTGTATTATTGTAGCGTGACCTTGAGCAGAAGTACCATTTGTAGCTCCAGTAGCAGCTATTGCTCCATTTACTTCGAGTTTGTCATATGGTGATATAGTACCTATACCAACATTACCTCCATTAGGTTGTAATGTTAAATTATAAGCTGTTGCTGTTCCATCAACTCTTTGTTGTTGTATCCAACCATTACCTGAGCTTAATGTACCAAATAAGGTACCGTATGCTGGGTCTGCATTTGTAAATAATGCTACGGATGAGCTATCAGCAAATCCTAATCTAGCAATCCCAGCAGCAGCAGTACTTTGTGTTGAGCCTGCGGTGTGTAGTTTAGTTGATGGTGATGTAGTACCTATACCAACATTACCTCCATTAGGTTGTAATGCTAAATTTGTTGTAGCACCAAAATTATATGAATATCCATTTATAGATGGAACACTTGATACAGTACCTAATGCTACTACATTTGGGGTAGCACTATTTCCACCAGCTGCGAAAGGAAATGTATTTGAAGTATCATAAACTGTTAGGTTTGATTGAGGAGATGTAGTGCCTATGCCAACTTTACCGTATTCAAATATATTTTTAGTACCTGCTATATAGTTTGTGCCATCACCGCCCTGCATAAATCCATATACAGTAGTACTATTAGCAAATACATTATTTACAAATTGGGTAATTGATGTATTGTTGAAGTAGGTACCTATTCTGGCAGAACCACTGATATTATTAGTGTTTGCCCTGATTATATCATTGTTTATTATTTGACCTGATGCACTTACTGCACCCGCTACTTGGAGAGTAACTGTAGGGGATGTAGTACCTATACCAACATTACTTCCAGTTATAGTTAATATTGAATTGTTTCCAATATTTAATCCAATAGAGCCTCCAGTAGCTACGTTTACGTACGTATTAGTTGAACTGCCATATAAAGCATAGTTAGAGGTTGTTAAAGCGGTTGCGCCTGTAAATCCAAGAAACCCAGCAGATGCTAAAGATATATTTCCAGCTACACTTAATAAATTACCAGGTGATGTAGTACCTATACCAACATTGGTTTGTTCTTATTTGAAATTCACTAGAACCATAATTGATATGATTATTACCTATTGAACCAAAATATAAAATACCGCCTGTGCTAGTATCTCCTATAAGAACAGTATTACCACTACCTGTTACATGCAATTTAGCTGCTGGGCTTGTAGTACCTATACCAACATTTCCATTAGAATCAATATCAAGTGCTCTTGTTCCACCACTACTACCAACATTAAATGTATGTGCTAAAGCATAATATGACTGAGCCATATATGCTGATGTGTTTCTATTATATGCTTGTAATAATACTCCACTGCTTACACCTCCTGTAGGATTGACTTCAAATCCACTTGCACCAGCATTACTCACAACAAATTGTGCCGATGGTGATGTAGTACCTATACCAACATTGCCAGTACCAAGAATTGTTAAGTACGTACCTTGATCATATGCTGAATTATATAGTCCACCAAAGAACATATCTGTTCTATTACTACCATTATATGTTGTCCATATTTTACCTGTAATTCCTGTACCGTCATGCCATGTAATTGCGCCTCTTTGAGTACTGGCAACGTTGTAGCTAACTCCTAATCTTAGTAATTCAGTTGATGTATTTGATAAACCAATTTGTAAAAGAGTTCCAGGACTTGTAGTACCTATACCAACATTACCACTAGCATCAATACGCATGCGTTCTGAAGCATTAGTAGCAAATGCTAAAATATCGGCTGATGCACGATACATTCCTATGCCTGTGTCGCCATAAAACCCATATGTTGGGTATGTTGTATTGGCTGTTGCTGCCCATAAAGCAGCTCCACCTGTTGTTAATTGATAAACGTCTCCATTACTATCAATTTGAAAATTACTTCCTATTTTTGCACCTCCATTTACTTCTAATTTTTGAGATGGTGATGTAGTACCTATACCAACATTACCAGATCCTGATACTGTTAAAACATTTGTTGTAGGAGTGCTACCTGCTAAATCATTAACTAATAATTCTAATATATTAGCAGCATTGTATTCATTTGCCCATCTCCATCTAGCACCACCTGATTTTCCTGTTTCTAGATAGCCAGAATTAGTTGAATCTACTCTTATACCATCAACGTTTCCAACTGATACATGTAGTTTTGAAGTTGGTGATGTAGTACCTATACCAACATTACCATCTGAGGTGATGCGCATGCGCTCATTACCACTGTTCCCAAAAGTCAAAGCAGTAGAGCTGGCTATATTTTGAATAATCCAAGATTCAACACCATCTTGAAATAGTTGAATACCAGCAGCAACACCACTAGTAGTATTAACCATTAACTTGGATGTATTTGAGGCAACACCTTCACCAATTTTTGTAGTCCCATTAACTCTTAAAAAGGCGTCAGGACTTGTAGTTCCAATACCAACATTTGTACCATTATCATAAGTAGCGCCAATACCTAAAGTAGTAGCACTAGTCCATCTAGCAAGATAGTTAGTAGTGCCACCTAGTACATTAGCTGCAGTTGTAGCAAACGATGCACTACTTACACTTAAAGATCCTGATGATTGATAGTACAACTGTCCTGTTGTTGTATCTATACCAACTACATTAGTTTGAGTTGCAGATGTTAAGCCCGAGAAGTATACGGCGGATGAGCCGGATATATTACCTGCTACTGTTAGTTTTGCTCCTGGAGATGAAGTACCTATACCTACATCAGTATTTTGGAAATAAGCTTTTCCACTTGCAGCACCTCCTTCAATAGTAAAGCGTTCTAAAGCTGCTCCAACATTTGTTCTTGTAAAGAATCTATGGTTATAATCACCAAATGCTATTTGGTAGTATGTGTTGTCAGTTCCTGCACCAAGAATAGTACCGTTTACTCTTACGCTACCGCTTACTTCGAGTTTAGATCCTGGTGATGTAGTGCCTATACCAACATTTCCACTAACATCTATCCTAACTTTTTCTGATGATGTACTTCCAGCAGGATAAAATGCTATATATGCACTAGATCCAGATACACCAACAATAGTTGGAACTCCTGCTCCGTATACATTTCCCCAACTGAGGTTATTTGAGTTTGCTATAATGGCTCCTCCATTAATATCTAATGTATCTCTTGGAGATGATATGCCTATACCTAAACGTCCTGCACTAGTTAAAATCATTTTTTGGCTAAGAGAAGCAGACGTTCCTAAAGTTACGGTTTGAGTATCTCCTGTATACCATCTAAAATCTGTATCTACAACTAGTGCTGATCTTGGTACAGAAATACCAGTAGATGAAATAAACTGATTAGTAGTAGTTGAGCTAGGATATACAGCATATCCTATTACAGGTCCTCCTGATGATCTGTTAGTTCCAAAGTTAGTTAAATGTCCGGAGGAATATTGATCTTGTAATATTGTGGTTCCTTCTGTAGCTGTGTTACTGCCAGCGACTATAATTCCTGCTACATCTAGTTTTGATGATGGAGATGTAGTACCTATACCGACGTTACCATTATTAGCGATACGCATTCTTTCGGATCCGCTAGTATAAATCCTTAAGGCTTGAGATGGTGTGCCTGTAACAGTGCCTGCAATGATATAAGAATCAACAGCCTGTTGATATACTGATATATAATTATTATTAGTACTTTCTTGTACTCTAACTTCATTTTCAGTTGAAGCAACTAAGTTTAATTTAGCACCGGGAGATGTAGTACCTATACCAACATTAGTGCCATTATCATAGGTAACACCTATACCTAGCGTAGTAGCACTAGTCCATCTAGCAAGGTAGTTATTTGTGCCACCTAAAACGTTTGATGCTGTTGCAGCATATGAAGCAGAAGATGCTACAAATGAACTTGTTGTTTGATAGTACAACTGTCCTGTACTTGTGTTTATGCCAACGATAGTGGCTTGTGGTGTAGATGTAAGTCCTTTAAAATATACATCGGCTGAGCTGGAAATGTTTCCTACTACAGTTAATTTTGCTGCTGGAGATGTGGTGCCGAGGCCAACATTTCCGCTTCCTGCTTGTACAGTTACCCTCGCAGTTCCTAAAGCATTACCTCCACCACCTTCTGCTATAACATAGTCACTACCATTATTTATACCAAACTGCCAGTTATTTGAGTTATTAGCAGCAATAAATAAAGCAGCAGTATTTACTGCTTCAACGTAGGATAATATATTTCCTGATACATGGAGTTTTGCTGATGGGGATGTAGTGCCTATACCAACACTACCATTACGATTAATTGTAAAATAAGTACGACTTGATATGTCTGGTGCACTTGCTGATGTGGCTGAGGAAACAATATTGAAATCTCCCCAATTGAACATGTTAGTTCCTATAGCCCAGTTTCTACTGTTTGTGCTTCCATAATTTGAATTATAAAAGTCTAATTGAGTTAAAGTAGTACTACTTTCTAATCTAGCAACAATTCCTGAAGAGGAAATGTGGAGTTTTGATGCGGGAGCAGGAGCACCTATACCGACATTACCTGCTGAGGTGATGCGCATTTTCTCGGAACCGTTAGTCCAAAAAGTTTCTGGATGATTTGATAATGTTCCTACAACACCTGCTGGTTCACTTGTCCAGCTTAAAATATTATCAACGGTTCCATTGTTTGAACGAATATTTCCAGTAGACCTAATATCACCAGAAGTATCTAACTTATATGATGGTGATGTAGTACCTATACCAACATTAGCAGACGAATTTAAAAATATACCATTTGATGTGCTATATCCTGATGGATCGGCAGTAGCTGGGTCTCCTACAGACCAATAAGCATATGTAAGGCTACTAGCTCCACCTATTGCGCCAAAGAAAACAGTACTAGCTGTATAATTACTGTTGTATATTCTATTGCTACGAGCCCATGCTCCTATAGCTGCTACTTTAGTATCTAAACCATAAGCGTATGTAGTAACATTAGTTCCACCACCTGTAACTACGTCTAAAGCTCCACCTGGTGATGTAGTACCTATACCGACATTACCGCCATTAAAATAAGAAACTCCATTTGAGTGTAATTGGGCATTTGCGGCACCACTACTATTTTCTAAAGTGGCAACTCCGTCTCCATCAGCATCTTCAAATATGTAGAATATATTATTAGTATTTGCAGCTCTTTGAATTAAGAATGGATATGAGCTTAAACCTGAGGATTTAACATGTAGTCTACCTGATGGTGATGTTGTACCTATACCAACATTACCGCTATTATACTTTATAGTAACATAATCACCTATACCATCATTAATTCTATAATCATTGCTACTTGCAGATATATAAGCTTTCCATTGAACTGTTACATTATTTAAAAAGAATGAAGGTGTAGTAGCATCTACTACTCTAACTGCGCCTGAACCTGCGCTTCCTGATATATCTAACCTATATCCTGGGTTTGTTCTGCCTATACCAACATTACCATTAGAATCTATTCTAACTTTGTTACTACTGTTTGTCCATAATTCTAAATAGTTAGAAGTATTGTTAAGGTATATACCTTGACCGGTAGCAGTTGCTCCACTGAATACTCCAGCACCAGCTCCATCAACATAAAGAAATCCTGCTCTTGTGCCATCAGTCCATTTAATAGGATCTGTACCGCTTCCAGATTGAACAGTGAGTCTATTGGTGGGTGATGTGGTGTTTATACCAACATTAGTACCATTATCATAGGTAACACCTATGCCTAGAGTAGTAGCACTAGTCCATCTAGCAAGATAGTTAGTAGTGCCACCTAAAACGTTAGATGCAGTACCAGTAAATGATGCTGATACAGCATTTAAAGCATAAGAAGCTGTAATAGAATTTTGTGCCCATGAAGCGGTTCCAAATAATGATCCTGTAAATGATCCTGAAAATCTGCTTGCAGTTACTGCATTTGTAACAAACAGTGAATTAAGCGTAGCGTCAGAACCTGACGTAATGAGTTTCTTCCAATTCGGCATTATGTATTACAGTTTGCGGTTAGAAACCTAGCACTATACTAGGCCTACTTCCCGTGTGGGCCAACAAATGTGTGTTAATAAATATTAACTAGATTTCTTGTCCGCTTTGGTTTTTTCTTCCTGAGCGAGGAGATTTTGTAGACTTTCTATTTTTTTTTGTTCCTCTGCCTGTTTCATTTGTTCAATTTGTGCTAATTCATTTTCTAATCTAATTTGTAGATTAGCTAGAAATTTAGCATCTGAACCTTTAACAGTAACAAGATCTAATGCCTGTCGAATAAATGCTATCTCGTTATGAGTAACATCAATTGAAAACACATCCATAACATTTATTTATTTTGATTTGCTTTTTTTAAGTACTGATTTTGGATTTTAACAACTAAATTATAAAATAATTCAATTTGAAATCCTTTTAAATTAGTATTTTTTAAAGTAAGCAGAATAAACTCTAATTCTTGTAAAGTTAATTCATCTTGGGTTGGTAATGTAGTGGGTATTTCAGTGCCTCCCACAACTAAATTTTTTGATGTAAATGCCATAACTTATTAAAATATATTTTAAGCCCAAATATAAATATCACCAGTGTTTGTAACCCACATATTACCAGATCCATTAGAACCAGTACCCCAAGTTGGAGGTACAGTGTTTGTTGGAGCTGATCCTTGATTGATTTTTGCTGTTACTACATATTCATTAGGAGTTAATGAATTTGCAGTACCTACAGCATCAAACGCTACAGCAAAACGACCATAAGGTCCATGATCATTAGTAGCACCTGCTTCAAGGTAAAATGCAGAACCAGAACCAGCAGTATTGTATTGAGTTATCCAACCAGAATCAGCTAATGTTGATGATCCACTATTAACTAGAATAAATTTATCTCTAACATTTAAGTTATCCGTGTTTGTAAATGAAGCAGTACCTGCTACTGATAAGTCTCCAGTTACAGTTAAGTTATTATTAAACGTTGAGTTACCAGTTACTGTTAAACCACCTGCTGAAATTGTAGAGCCAGAAGCAATAGTTACTGTAGTACCATTATCACTAATAAGACTATTTACAAATCCTGTTCCACTCCATTTTGGATGATTACCTGTTGTTAAGTTAGCAGCACCAGAAACATGTACTGTTACTGCTGTTGAACCATTATATGTAGCAGCACTACCTGATATTCCAACTCCAAACGTTAATGCGTTTGCTAATGAATTTGCTGAGGCTGCTGTTGATGCAAAAGCAGCAGTTATTGCTTGAGAGGCACTTACTGCCCATGAAGCAGTACCAAATAAAGATCCTGTAAAATTAGTTGCTGTTACACTTCCACTAATATTAAGTGAACCTGTTACAGTGTGGACATCAGTAATTGCATTACCTATTTTAACTCCAGTACCTAAAACTGAAAGTTCAGTACCGCTACCTGTAACAACAGTAAAGGTTCCAGAAATTATTTGGTTACCAACAAATGTATTTGAGCCCGTAGTTACAGGAGCGTTTAGAGCATATGATGCAGTTAATACACTATTAGCTCCAAAAGGACCAAAAACATTAGATGCAGTAATGAAGGAAGAAGTAACATTTAAAGTATTAGTTGCAGCATTATAAGAAAAACTAGCACTATTTACATACAATGATTGACTTCCTGATCCTGAAACAACGAATGTTGGATACCAAGTACCAATACCGGTGTTATTCATTGTTATAGTAGAGGTAGAAGATGCTACTCCTTGTGCTACTGTTATATCAAATGTAGTGTTATCTCCTTTGGTAAAGGTAATAGTTGAGGAGTTGATAGAAGCTGTAATTAAACCTCTAAGTGGAAGAGAAGAAGTTTCTGCAAATGAGGCACTAGTAGCAAATGAAGCAGTACCGGTTAAGGGTCCAGCAAAAGAACCACTAAATGAACCAGAATGGACTAAGTTAGTAGCATTTGTAGTTGCTACTATATTACCAGTACCATTAATAGCTTGTATACCTAGAGTGCCATTAGCACTACCTGTTACTACTCCATTTAATAAATCACTTACTTGTAAGGATGCTAATTGAGCATTACTACCAGAAACTATGACTTTGCGCCAAACTGCCATTATTTTTATTTTGAATTATCAGTAATAAATATTAGTTTTCTAGACCTATATACATTGATGATGAGGTAAAATATATACTTCCTGCATTAGTTGGATTCACAGGTAAAGCTGATTGTGTTTGTATTTGTACTATACTTTGGCTCACAATAAAAACCGGTTCTTGTGTAGTGAAATTACGAACTATGAATAAATTACTATATAAATCAGTATCGCCACTACTTGATATATTTAAATATTTTGTGCTACCTGATTTAATTAGGAATAGACTATTAGGATTTACATTAACACTAGCAGTAATACTACCTGTTGTTATTTGAAATAAACTTACATTATTAGGATCAATATAAGAAGCAGTAACAGCAAATAAAGAATAAGATGATGTTGTAGCATAAGATGCTGAAATTGAATTTTGCGCCCAAGATGCTGTACCAAATAAACTTCCTGTTGCTAATAATGAGCCACTGCTATTAAATCTAGTAGTTGATGTAGAACCAACAATATCTAGATAATTACCATTAAGAGTTAATGTTCTAATACCAGCTAATGAACCATCAGAAGTATAAATGTTATTAGCCTGTATTAATGTTTGTACAACACCCGCTTGAAGTTCTACACGATCAAGTCTAAATGCAGGTAATGAGTTAATAAATCTAAGACGAACCCTAGTAAACGCAGCCTGAGTAAAGCGCCAGTTAGCTACTGGTATTTGAATTAGCTGGTAGGTTCCAGTTGTAGAGCTGCTAAAGCCAAATTGACCATTGAGTACACTTATTTCTGTAGATATAAGTGTATTTCCATTGTAGAAACCTATTGCTAAAGTGGAGTTTGTATTCCAGGTTGCTCCTAATCTAATTGCAAATTTAAATACAGTATAATTAGATATAGAATCGGTACCAGAAATTCTATCAAACTGGAGGTATCTAGTACCTGTAGTAGTAGCAGAAACAGATGTACAAACAACTCCAGTATAAGGATTTGTTGCATTAGCAAAATCTGCAGTGATACCAAGTGAAGAAGAAGTCCATGTATTATTTACTACCTCATCATAGATAATAGAAGTAGTAATGTTTATAGGGCTTGTTGCTCCTGCCGGTACTAGGATAGTGGTTAATTCAATCTCAGTAGTAGGATCTATTTGAGCCTTTACAGGGTTACTACTTGGTGTACCTGGTATTACTATTACTTGTCCTTGATCGTTTACTGCAACAATGTCAAGCCTTGGATTACTAATATCAGCTACTCCAAGTGTTACTTGGGTATTGTTAGTAGTAAAATATACACCATTAATATAGTAATAGGCAGCACTTACATCATATACCCATCCAGTACCGGACCAACTTACAATACCTCCACTAACTAATCCATTAGTAACACTAGTGTATACAGGAATATTCAGAACATTATCTATAAGAGAAGAGGTTCCTGAATTTCCATTAGTAGTTAATGATATTATTGAACCAGAAAAATAGGAAGCAGTTAATGCATTGAGAGCCCATGAGGCTGTTCCAAATAAAGAACCAGTAATACTGCCAGTTACGGTTAAAGAGCCAGATATTGTCTGATTACCTTTAAATATATTTGATCCAGTCGTGGCTAATGAAGCAGACAATGATACAAATACAGGATCTGTTTCTTTATAAAAGGAAGCAGTAGAAGCAAAAGAAGCACTTGTTGCTATAGAGGCCGTAGCAGCATATGATGCGCTAATAGCATTTGATATACTGCCAGAAAAGTAAGATGCTGTTACTGCATTTTGAGCCCAAGATGCAGTGCCAACAGTAGATGTAATATAATCAGTTCCAGCAGTAGCAGCTGATATGGCAGTTCCGTCTCCTTTTAAAAGACCAGTGATTGTTGTAGATAAAGTAATTGCAGGGGTTGTAGTTGGGTTAGCTACAGAGCCAGCAAGACCATTTGCTGTAACAACAGATACATTTGTTACAGTACCTCCCCCACCTCCAGCACTAGCAGTACTATAATAGACTTTACCATTAGCGTCTGCTACTACATATCTAGTTAGGGAGGAACTTTCGGTGAGTGCTACTTGTAATGTGTTTAAAACAGCATTACCACCATACCTAATTAAATTGACGGATTGACCCATTGATACCCTTTAGTTCTCGTATAAATATTGTATAACGAGAAATGGATATATACTGTTTTGCTAGATTAGCTACTATACTAAGGTTAAATTAAGTAGCCCAGTTACTACTATAAATGCATCGTTATTAATATCTCCACCCATAGACCCCCAATTTGTGTAGGTAGTTCCTGATACTTCTATTATATCTTTTAGTAATATTTCTGTAATTGTGTTAGTAACTGTTGCTACTTGTTCATCTGGTTGTGATACTTCTTCTTGAACTTCTATTACTGATATTAAATAATATTTAAATATTGCTTTGTCATTTAAATTATCATAGCTTATTACCATATCAAAGTAATTAGCAGTAACGTTTTGTCCTCTAACAGGAAAAGTGTATGGTTGAATTTGTCTCATTTAAATTATTTACGTATAAATATTTACTGATTATCAAATTCTTTATACATTTCATTCCATTTTGCATCTGATTCTTTAGGTTCCCATCCTGATATCCATGGTCCTCCTAGTGTATAGTGGAGTATTGTTGCTTTATTAAGTAATAAATTATCATTTATATCTACTAAATGATTCCACTTATTATCTAATTCACCTATTTCTTCATCTTTTAACCATTTGAAAGCATGTAAATCCCTACCAGGCCATTTATTTAAATTATGTAATGTTAATTCTTCATGTGCAGGATGATTACAATTAATTAACATAACAGATGACCAGTTTTTTCTGTTATAATAAACAGAGGCTTGATCTACCATTTTTATTTCACTACTCCCCACCTTTTGTTGGTGTTTAACAACCATCACAGCATACTGTGGATCTGCTTGATCAAATAATTCATCTATATTTTCTAAAGCAATAATATCACAATCAGCAAACAAAACCCAACCTTTTTCCATAAATGGAATTGCAAATCTAGAAATAGAAAATTCAGTAGTTTGAGGAGCTTCTGATATAGGGCACCACATTTGGTTTCCTCTCCATTCAATAGGTCTATTTAATATATTGTTTATTTCACTTAGTTTAAGTGCTTTAATATCTAAATTATTAGAATATTTTTTAAGAGAATATTCTGCTACATCATATGCTAATGTTTCTCTAGGATCCCATCCAATATAAACTTTATTCTTCATTTGTTTTTATTTTAATATCTTTTACCCCAACTACAACATGAAGTTCAGGACCTTTTTTAGTTACTTTTCCTACTGTAAAAAATTGGCTTAATATTTCTTTCCACCATTCTTCTCCTTCCTGAATTAAGTGAGTATTTCTGCCATCTGCATATGTTTTAGATGCAGGGCCAGTATGGATAACAAAATATCCAACTTGTTTTACACACCTTCTTAGATCACCTAACACGTCTCCTAAAAGTTCTGGTTCTATATGTTCTAATACGTCTGTGCACATTACAATATCTGCGGGGCGAGGGCATTCTTCTTTACCTATTACTCCGGGATCATATTCCCATATAGGAAAAGGTAAAGCTTTAGCAAGATATCCTTTACCACAACCATAATCTAATACTAGTTTTGTATTGAGTGCTTCTGTTAGTTTAATTACTAACTCAGCATACTTTCCTCCTCCTATACCATAAGCAGTATTATCTTCATGTAGTTGTTTATTTAATTGAGCATATTCATCTGTGATAAATTTAGGTTTTTGAAAACCTATAACATTTTCATGCTTTTTATTTTTCTTTTCTGGTGTGTGGTTTCTATACATTTCTTGTGTTAAACCATCTCCATAGAATATAGCTTTTACTGCTGGGAGTTGATCAAGTTCATGTAGT